GTTTTTGTAGAATATACAGATACTAAATGGGATAATGATGAAGTAACTGGAGAAGCATACTGGTCAGAATTTCATGGTTTTGATTTTAGAAAAAAATATCAAAATGTAGAACAGGATTTTAAAAGAGGAATACCTCAACATAAATCTTGTTTGTTTGGAGGTTCAAATGGATAACAAAAAATATGAACAGTTAAAATCTAAAGGTACAATTGATGCTAATGATAATGTTCTATTTAATGGTGAGCATGTTCCTTACTATTTATTAAAAGAAGATTTATCAGGTTTCAATGAACCTACAGGACCACAACCATATCAAAGTGATGAGTGGCTTTTTAAATTCTACAAAAAACATGGAATGATTGAAACAGATACTACTCCAAAATCCGATGATGTGTTTGATGTTATTGTGGAATTTGTATCTACCAAAAGTGGTGAATACAAAAAAGAGTTAGTTGATTTTGTAAAAAACAAACTAACAGAACTACCTAAAGGAAAAATATCTTCTACATTAAGAAGATTAAAGAAACTTGGAATCATAGAGGAATCAACTCATGAAACTACAGGTTCTAAAATAATTTCTAAAGGTAGATATTGGAACAGTCATATAAAACAAGGAGGTTAAATGACACCATTCCAAAAAGCTGTACTAGATGATGGTACAAAAAAAACAAGATATGATTTATTGCAAATGTTTAAAAGAAGATTTGACATTGCTAAATCAGATTTGAATACAACTTCTATTCATACTCCTAGTATGAAACAATTAGAAGAAATGTTTCAAAACAATATCTTGAATGCTGAATGTTACATAAATGACAAATATCAAGTCAATGTGTATAGAAATGAGAAAGCTGACTTTATGGTTTTACATGAAAACCTAAAAGGCAAGATAACTTATTTGTCTATCAAAAGACTTGATAAACAATCTATTCATGATTGGAGAGAGTTAATGGACATAAAAAATACATTAACTTCACCTGAACAAGAAGCTGTTGAACTTTATCCTGCTGAATGGAGAAGAGTTGATACAGCAAACCAATATCATTTGTTTGTATTTCCAAAAGGATTTGCCCCTGCATTTGGTTATATGGAAAGACTTGTTGATACTACTGAAAGAAATGGTGGTATTAATAAAGCTGGTCAAAGAGGTTCTTAAAAAGAAAACCCCCTATACTCACTTCTAGATATAGGGGGACTTCCTAAAGGGATGCTAAAATTAAATTTTATTACTTTTTATTTGTATTGTAAACATCATTGATAACTTTTATTAGTTTTGGATTGTGTGTAAATAAATCAGATAATCCAGTACCTAATACTTCACATACTTTTTCCTCATCTTTTAATTTCAACTCTGCATTGAAATGATCTAATAAAACATGAACTATCTCATGTATCAATGTATTTAATTTTCTTGTTGGTTCTAATGTTTTGTCTATTCTTATTAAATCTTTATTAACATCAAAATCACCATAAATTTCATCTTTGTTTGCTGTCTTTGCACCTATTTGTTTTACTTTAATTTTTCGGTGTCCTAAATATATTGTTCCAGGCAATCTCATAATTACCCATAGAGTTTTTTAAGTTTCTTCATAGATATATTATTAACTTCCATAATATGATTATCCCATATATCTATTTCACATATTTGATATGTCCAACCTGTAAGACTATGTTTTGCATAGCTTTCAATATGACCTTCAGGTAAAGCACATCCTAAATTTAATACTCTAGTAAAATCATTTCTAGTAGAGCTTATTTTAGGAACTCTATTATCTTGTGCTCTATGACTGTGTCCAAAAACAATATCTATTTTTGATTTGTTTGCTACCTGTCTTTCACTAGCTTCTCCACCATATTCTTTTCCCATTGGATTTATTGGTGCATGTATAAAACCTACACCACCTAACATAAGATATTCACCCCATGCAATTACATCCCATTTGTATTTTTTACATATTCCATAAAACTCTTTCTGACACATTCCATAAAAAGTTGGATTTTTATCTTCATATCTCCACATTCTTTTTTCATGATTGCCTAAAGTATAATATTTTTTTACTTTATAATTACCTAGACCATAATTAAATTCTTCCATAGCTTCATCAAATGATTGCATGTCTTTTATAAATGTAGGCTTTTCAATTCTTGCAGTAAATGTATCATCAGGAATATAATAAGTGCAACTATCTAAAGTTAAAAAATCTCCTATCTGTACTACATAAGCTGGTTTTGTTTTTGCTATATGTTTACCAATCCATCTAAATCTGCTCTTATCTTTTATGTGAGGAGAATCATGAAGATCTCCTATTGCTATTACTTTCATGTTGGATTTCCTTTTGGTTTTGGTTTAGGTAATATAAAATTTGAACAATCAAACTTAATATACATTCCATGTTCATTTACTTCTTCTGGTCCTATCTCAATCATTTTTTCATAAGATTTTTTATAACCATCAATTAAACAAGTATATTGATCATCATAAGGTTCAGGAAATACATGAGGGTCAATACAAACACTTTGTACTTGTGAACATAGATATACTACCAAAAACCACTTCATTATTTTTTGTTATGATTTTTAAATATTTGTGTTCCCTTAATTCCAAAAATACTTGCTACGACAAGAATCCATAAATTTGTAAACCATGTCGGCAGTGCCTGGAAATGCTCAAAGAACATTTTAATTTTTTCCATAGCTTGTGGATCATCTGACCAAACCCCATATGCAAGCACCAAGATCGGCAGTGTTAGTATTGCTAAAACTACCTCATCCTTGTAATCGTTTTGTCTTGCTTCTAAAAGTTTTCCTGAATATTCAATCTCGCCCTGACTCATTTTTCTAGCATGATTCATTTGGGCATCAGCCATTAATTTTTTTGTTTCTTGTTTCTTTGTATAGATGTGACTTGCTGTTTTAAAACCTGCTGTCAATAAATTCAACCACATAGATATATCCTCCTAGTTGAAGATACTTTATCAATCTATAATGGAATTTGCAACTTTACTCTTTGACTTCGCCTTTTTCCCATTTCATATCAGGAAGTCCATTCTCATACGACTTGCCATCAAAAGTTAGAACTTGCTTTCTATTTGCACCCTGCTCATTGTAACTTACATGGACCCAACCTTTTGCACCATCTGTAGGAGAATAGTATTCTAGTATGAGTTGATCAAAGTCACAATTGTTTTGAATCCAATATGCTATCTTAATATTTGGAATACCAGCAATCTCAAAATCAACTGCCTGACCTTTTGCATGTTGCGATGTTTTTTTAGACCCTATAGCTTCACAAAGCTCTTCTGAACGAAATCCTGATGTTACAGTTACAGGTTTATCAAATTTTGCTCTTACAGGTTCTAATACTTCATAGCATAGATCTCCAAGACTCTTAACTTCTCCACTACCTGCTTTGTTTTTTATACCTTTCCTTGTTGCTGTCTGTGATTTTTCAAATTCTTCTAATGTAAAATGTTTTGATAATTGCATCGGAAATCCTCCTATGTTAGCAATAATTTATAAATGATTGTGGACATGCCTAATATAAGCATTCCTGTTGAAGACATGACTATTTTTTCAAGTCTATCTATTTTTTTATTTGTCATTTCTTGCATTATTCTGCATAATTTTTCATGATCATCAATCCTTTGATGTGCTGTGCTTGTATTTCTAGCTCTTTTTTTAATAATTTTCTTCATTTTCCTTGACCTCTGTACCTTAATTGCTTTTTACTTCTCCCTTGTCTTTTATTCTTGTTCATACTTGATACTTTTTTTGGATTTCTACCTATACTTGTACCTTTGAAAGTCCTTTCATAAGGAATTACAACACCATATAAACCTTTCTTACTTGCCATAGTATCTTTTACCTATTTTAGACATAATCCTTAAAATTGACCCCTCTATGATCCTTTAAACACTATTTCTTTTTGTATTTAGCTTTCATTTCTTCATCTTCCAATCTTTTTATTTCTAATTGGGTATAATGGATAATTTTGTCTAAATCTTCAGTACCTCCCTTTTTCAAATACCTGACGACATACTTTATCACATTACCTTGATAGAACGAAAGATTATTTTTAGCAATAAACTCATATGGTTGTATCTTAAATTCTTTATAATGTGATCCTCCAATTTGTCTTAATTGAGGCAATATATTTTCCCATATACTTTCATCTGTCATTTTTCCTCCCTTATTTTTGCTATTGGTGGTCTTGTATATTCTTTTATTCCTATGTGTTTTAATGTGCTTGTTAAATCTGACCATATCTCTCCTTTACATTGTTTCCATAAAGCACAAAAATAATAATCTTCACTTAAATATCTTTGTGTTTTTTCTTCATCTTCAAGAATACCTTGTCCTTGTATTCCACAATCAAAGAAAGCATATTCTTTTCTACCATCTATTTGTCTTTTATTATCTATGTTAGCTTTTACATCTGAAAGATATTCTATACTTGGATATTTTTTTAATATTGTTTCAAATACAATTCTTTCAATGCACATAAAACCTGTACCTGCATAATTTACTTTTTTAAATCCTTTATCATTATCTGATAAATCAACTTCACCTATTGGAAAATTTAGACACCAACCTTTACTAGCATCACCCTCTTCTATTTTTTCTTCATGTTTTATTGGATAGGGAGCTGATGCTAAAGGTTTATCAAATAATAACACTCTTATAAAATCTTGTGGGTCAAAAACAATATCTGCATCTATAAAAAAAAGATGTGTATATTCTTTTTGTTCTAAAAAAGCTGATACTAATTTATTTCTAGCTCTTGTTACAAGACTATCTCTTACCCACATCATTCCAATACCTATTTTTGCTTGTAATAAAGTATCCCTTGTATTGATTATTGAAGATATAGTTTGTAAGTGAATTTTTTGATCAAAGCTAGGAATACAAACTAAAACATTTTTATTCATCTAAAATTTCCTGTAATAATTTTAAATATTGTTCCAATTGGTTTTGGGGTATTATTTTTAGATGAACATGATGTTAATAATAATAACATAAATAAAAGGCAGGTGAGTTTGGTGGTTTGGTGGTAAAACTCACCCACCAATTTTATATATATCATAAAAAATTTTTTTTTCTATGGTTTTGTCGGCCATGTAAGATTATTTATATCCTCAACAGTAGAAATACCATCAGTTAAATCTCTTAAATTTTGACGATATGTAGTCATATCTTCTGACATAGTGTTATCTGATAAAGCATGAAAATCTGTTTCTGATAACTTTTTATTTCTTTCTTGTCGTAAGTTAGCGATTGCTCTATCAAAAGCACCATCAGAATATGCTTGTTCTTCAGCATCTCTTTGTGCTTCTTCTTCAGCAGTGAAAGGAACTATTTTTCCATTTATATTGTGATGTCTAGCCATAATTATTTATATCCTATTGTTAATTGTTAAGCAATACCATAAAGGCAAATATCTCCAGCATCTATGTTGCCTGTGTCCATTTGAAATTTAACTGCATCAATTGCTGATGTTGTATTGCCATAACCAGCAGTGAATTGATTTACACTAAAATCTGCTGGATCATATCTGTTCATATTTGCTATAAAATGTTTTACAAATGTAGTGGAACTTGGGTTAAAAAGATGTAAGTATCCAGCACCACATTGGTCATTACCACTTCCAATATTTAATAAAATATTAAGATCACCTGTGCCTTGTGCCATATCATTACTTGAATCATAATCTAAACTTGTTTCTGTACCACCTTCATTATGTAATGCTCTAAAATGTGTGCTAGTCTTTGTAACATTATAATTTGAGCCACTATCAATACTAAAATTAATCATTAAGTCAGCATTATTAGTAGCTGGATGAATATCTTTAAAAGTAAATAAATATTCCTTATAAGTATTATCCAAAACAACTGAACTTGAACCATCAACAAAAGATAAAGTTGCAGAAGATGATGCTGTTAGCTTTTTAATAAATACCATACTGCCTAATCCAGTAATACTACCAAAAGCAGTTGCGTTCTTTACACCTTGATTATTTAGTTTAACTATGCTCATTAACTATCCTTTATTCCATAGAGTTTGATTGTACCAGAATCAAGATTACCAGAAAATGCTTGAAATCTAACTCCTGTAATTGCTGATGTGGTATTACAATATCCAGCAGTAAAATGATCTTGTGAAATATTTCTACTTTCATAGCCATTATTTCTACTCATAAAATGTTTTATGAAAGTTGTGCTAGATGGCGAAAATAAATATAAGTCTCCACTCACGCTTTCATCATTACCATTACCAACTGCTGCTGAAAAACTTGCTGTTCCTGTTCCTTGCGCTAAATCTTGACTTGTTTGATAACCTAATTCAGTACCAGCATCACTTTCAAAATGAGCAGAATTAAAAAATGTTGTAGTTTTAGTAACATTAAAATTAGTACCATCAGTTGTAAAATTAATACCAAGTCTAACATTATCTGTTGCTGGGTGTAAATTAATATATACAAATTTGTAAATAGGATATGTGCTATCCAAGACTACATCTGAACTTCCGTTAATAAAATCAACAGTTGCTGAACTACTAGCAGTTAAAGTTTTAATAGGTACTAAAGTACCACTTGGTAATGAAGCTAAAGAAGAAACAGCACTTATGCTATTGTTGTTGTATTTAACTAATGCCATATAATTTTATTACTCCACTATCTATGTTGCCACTAGACATTTTGAATTGAAATCTTGTTAATGCAGTTGTTGTGTTAAAATATCCAGCACAAAAAGTTTCTTGTGTGCCAGGATTTACAATCATTCCATTACATCTACTAATAAAATGTTTTACAAATGTTGAACTACTTGGAGAAAAAATTTGCAAAGTGCCACTTAAACTACTGTCATTATTATTTTCTATTCCCTCTGAAATTTGTTGAAAAGCTGTTCCTTGTGCTTGATCTCTAGCAGTTCTATATTCTAATCCTGTACCACCATCAGCTTCAGTATGTTTTGCTCTAAAATTAGTTGAAGTAATAGTTTGATTATAGTTTGTATTAGTTCCTGTATCTGCTTGAAAAGTAAATAAAACACTACTTGTAGCTGG